TCTCCAGCTTTAGCTTTATCTCTTGTTGATTGTATAAAACCTTTGTCTGTTTCATCTCTTAACTCAGCTATTGTTTTTTTTAATTCACTAATTTTTGTACTTTGTGTATCAAATCTCTCATTTAGATCATCCATACCTTTAATCATATCGGTAGGTGATGCCATGAATCCTTTTACAGCTATTTTTAAATCTTCAAAGCTAGCGATTAATGAAATAATTCCACTAATAGAATTTTGAACCGCTGTTAGAATTGCATCAGAAGTATTTTTAGCAACTGTCTGTATTCTTTCTTCACCATCCTCAGTTGTAGTTAATGACTCATTAAAATCATCAATCATTCCTGTTAATGCTGGTGAAAGATTAGCAACTATTTGATTTGAAATATTAAAAAATGAAGTTTTAAGTCTAACAATCGAGTCATTTAAATCCTCAACTTGTTTAACTTGTTGTTCATTTAAAGCACCAAATTTTTCTGATTGTCTTTGAAATTCTGCAATAGCTTCAGAACCACCTTTGAGGACATTGATAAGTTCTGCACCTCTACCACCAAATATTTCAATAGCAAATTTAAGTTTATCTGTACTATTAGTAACTAAATTTAAACGATCAGCAACTAATCCTAAAATGGCAAATTGATCACCACTGAGTTTATTAGCCTCTTCAACAGATATACCTAATGCTTCAAATGTTTTCTTAGCCTCTCCAGTGCCATCCATGAAGTCACCAAAGTTATCGACTAATCGTCTTACACCTTTAGAAAAGGTCTCTAATTCTACTCCACCAATTTGGGAAGCTAGTTTAAATGTTTGGAGTTCTTTAACAGAGAAACCTAAAACACTAGAAAGTTTTCCTATGCGGTCTGTTGCCTCTAGGGATCGTTTAATTAATAACCCTAATCCAGCAACACCAACAGCACCTGCAATAGCTGTTTTAAAATTTAATAAAGCACCTGATACTTTTTTCAGTCCACCTAGAACAGACTTAAAAGCATTTTTTGTTCTATCAACTGCCGTTATATTAAATTTTACATCTTTAGCCATTATTTGCGTTTACTTTTTATGTCTAAGTATTCTCCCCAAGCTATGTACTCATAAAAATCCATTTGTTCGATTTCATAAGCAGTTTTATGTAAATGTTCAGCAAGTACGAATAAGTTAAAATAATCTACATTATTTAAGAGTTTTTTTTTACCTCACTAGCACTTACAGATGATAAATAATATTGAGCAATTTCATTCCCAATTCTTTGAACAAATGCAATAGAAGTTTCTCCCATTAAAAATGTTCGATCATGAGATAAGAAAACAGAACTATTATCCTCTCTACAAAGTTTCATGCAACATTCTACCAAGCCTTCAAATTCTTTTTTGTCATTGAATAGACCTAATATTTTTTGTGCATCCTTTACAGTTAAAGGACTAACGTAATAAATTCCCTCACCAATTTCAGGAATTTTAAGCTCTAATTTTTGTTGTCCTTTATAGGACTCTTTTAGCTTATCTATCTCTCTCATTTACCTTATGCTACTGCGTTCTTTGTGACTGCACCAGTTACTGTAAAGTTAAAAGTTCTTGACTCAATAGAGTCCATTTCAACACTTACATCAGCAGATGTTAATAGAGCAGTAAAAGTATAATAATCTGTTCCTGAAGTAGAAGAGTCAGCAGTGTAAAGATTAAGAGTTGCAGTTGTTCCATTAATTACAGCATCTCTTAAAGTTCCTTGAGCTGAGTCATCATCATCATAATGAACTTCAATTGTACCTGAACTAGAAGATTTACCATAAACGAATGTCTTAGCATCGTCTCCCATAGAAGTATCTTCTATTACGTCTCTACTTAATGTTAAGCTCCAGCTTTTTGTCTCACCAACCACCGATGAAGAAACCTGCACCTCACCATTGTTACCATATATTGTTGCCATTTTTATTTCCTTTCTTTATGAATGACTTTCACTATCCGTTTTAGCAGTTCTATAACGAATAGTAAATTGAAGTCTTACTGTACCCATTTGTATATCACCTTCTGTCGATAAGTCCATTTCTGTTGATGACAAAAAAGTATCGTAAGCTGTATTGCCTCTGGTGACATCAGTTCCTAAAGCATTCTCAACTTCTTTAGATATCGTGTCTAAGGCATCTTCTATTGTAGAAGAATTTTTTGCATATCCATCAATAGCCAAAGTCAGGTCTCGTTGAATAGATAAAAAATCGACTTCCTCGCTTGACTCTGAAATGGTATAAACATTCAAGCATGGTAAATTACTTTCTAAATTAGGTAGTATTCTCGTATTAAAAACTCTTGATCCTGTAGTTGTCAATCCAGTTAAAGTAGTAATCACATTATCCCTAATCGTTTTTCTTTGATGTGCCATTAGCTCGCTACCCTTAAAAAGACTTCACTAAATCCTGTGCCATCTTGTTGAATAATTTGAATGTAGTAAGTTATTGAATTAATAACAGCAGTATCCCCTTCTGTTAAAGAAGAGACATCAGTTGTCTTACATATAAATTTTGGTTGTGTAGATTGTACCCCAGCTTCTCCAATATCTACGTCTATATACTCATTATCAAAAATCACAGTAATGTCCGAGGCACTTCCACCACTAGGTGTGACTGTGGCTGTGATACCAAAGTCTGCTAATAATAATGTTCTATCTTCTACTTTTTCTACTGCCATGATAATTCTTTTATACTTAAAATATTTTTAGTTGCAATCTCTTGTAATGATCCTTCGCAACCATCTTCGTATTTACCATCTATGGAACACCAAGCAGAATACAAGATTACTTTGTCTTTTGATTTATGATAAAGCCAACCGACTGAATGAGCAGTTGGCATCGGTTTATTTATTCTTGACTTAGCTTCTATCCAAGAGGAGTCAGCGTAGCCAGAGTCAATCCAAGATACTACTACTGGTGGATTCATCCTTAACTTCTAATTTTTTTTTAGGTTTAGATGCTTTTAGTCCAACAGATTTATTTTGTCCATCAGATGGAATAGCTTTACCCATCCTAATTAGCTGGCTACCATTTTCATCAGTGGTATCAACTATATCATCTTTGGAATATGATTTACCATCTAAGCAAACATTTCTAATTAATTTAATTTTCATTTTTTAACCTTCCTTGTAAACCAGCACCCCCAATGGGATGCTGGATATTATTTATTTATTATTATGCAGTCTCGTCAATGTCTAGAATTGCTGAGAAAGACTCAGGATGTCTAACTGCAATATCTACACCTTGGAAGAATACTAATCTTACTGTTCCTGCTGAAGCACCAGTAAACTGATCAACAAGGATATCAAGACCTGAGTAGAAACCCACTAATAAATCTTTGAAGTTTCCAAAGATCATCGCATGAGCTGTGCTACTTAATGAACCTTTTGTAAGGTTTTTAGGTAATTGAGATGATTGGAATACTGAATATCCGTTAAGACTATCAGCACTGTCCATAATCATCATTGAGTCAGTTGATGCTACCTTTGGTGTTTTTCTCATTTGATAAACAACTTCAGGAGTCACAGCATAACCTAGGCTACCTTTAAGTGCGTTATCTGTTGCAACTTCTTTGATAAGATCAATAGTTGCATCATAAGTAATCGCACCACCATTAGTACCAATAGCAACAGAACCAATGCCTGCTGTTTGTGTAATACCAGTTGGCTCATTAGATGCTCCACCTTCAAATGCTACATCATCAATTTTAAGAGCAATTTGCTGTGTCATATCGTTTCTTACAATCTGCTCAATTGATGGATTTGCATTGTTCATTAGTTGTCTTGAGATATCTACAAAACCACCAAGATCTCTTTGAGTCATTGTGACCTGATCAAATGCTTGGTTAGTTTCTGATACTGCTGAGTTTTCAGCAACAAATCCAACTGTACCTTTAGTTGTTAAACGAGGTATTTTAATATCTCCTTTTAACCCTGTAAATACTGTTGCACCTGCTCTAAGAACAGTTGCCTCACTTCTCAGTGCATCAATATATAAATCGCCTCTGTGTACATCAGGTGTTATATTACCACCAGCAGTTGCAGAACCTTGAGTTAAATCTCTTGCAAAGATTTCTGTTGGAACATACATACCTTGAGGTGCTTTACCTGTACGTTTTGCGATTTCATCTGAACACTCTCTTTCAAAAGTTGCGTTATCCCAACGACCAGATAATTGACCATTGATCATTTTAAATAAAGAATATTCTTGTTTTTCTCTCTTAGATAAACCTAATTCATTACCTGATGATAATGGCTTATCTTTTATTTGGTTTAATAAAACCCCTTTAAATTCCTCTACTGAAGTTTCGGATTTGATGTGATCATTTGCTAAGTCTTTGCAGTTATGCTCAGAGCCTAAAGCTAAAATCTCATCAACTCTTCTTCTTTCAGCTTTCAGAATATCATTAGGATTTACTGTTTTTTCTTCGGACATGTTGTTTTTCCCTTCTATTCTATTGTTTGTAGTAATTGAAGCAGATCGCCCAACACCAACGGAAGTATCTGCTGGTATTGAAACTATGCTAGCTTCTAATGGCTTGAACGCAACTCTGAAAGTCCGTTTGGAAGATCCCTCTTCCTCGCTTCCCTTCTCGACTGCCTTCATATCAAAGACTTCATAACCCACAGAAATGTTTCTGCGTATTCCATCTTTTACATCATTAAAAACTTCTTCAGCCAGTGGTGATTTTCCAAATCTTACTGTGGCTCTTCCTACCTTGTCAGAGTCTATTGAAGCGTTTTCAACAATTCCTATTTGCTTCGTTGCGTCATGGTCTAATAACAATGGTGCATTTCCTGAAGCCATAAATTCTAAATTAGCTCTATCATGATCTAAAATTTCAATTCCGAAATCTCTTTCATAAGGCTGTTCTGATGAGAATGCTATTCTAACTGTTCTATTATCCTCATCAACAATTTCACTTTCTTCGGATTTTAATGAAAAGTGTCTGTAAGTTAAAGAATGAGAAGATGCTTTATCTTGTTT